CCCATTTCAGCGAACTCAAAGAGAGCGAAATTCTCAAAGACCGTCTACAGTCTGCACGAGACGCAGAAGACTTTGTTGGCAAGTACTACTCCCGCGATTTTGTGCGTCGGCATATTTTAAAGCAGACTGCGGAAGACATTGAAGAGATTGACAATGCCATCAAGAAGGAAATGGCAGAGGGCAAGATTGTGTCTCCCGAAGGGCAAATGACCCCAGTTGAGGCGGTTGGTGGTGCTTCTGCCGAGGGCGGTGCTGCCCCTGAAGGTGCTGCTTCTGCTCCAGAACCCGAGGTAACAATTGGTGAAATTGTGGGTGGCGACGAGGACGAGGACGAGTTTGGAAATCCCAAGGAATAATATTTCAACCCTCTCTAATAGGCGAGAAATACAGCGAATACTAAATAAATAAGGTCTGACAAGGAGAACCTATGGACATCAACAAGAAGATCGTAAAAGCCCTGCTAGAGAAGAACTATGTGGACGCTAAGGAAAGCGTTTTCAAGAACCTGTACGCCAAGGCTTCGCTCCTGCTAGACGAAGAGCGTGTTGGTCTTGCTGAAGCCCTTTTCAACGAAGACAAGAAGATGGGCATCTACAGCGATGGCGAGGACGGCGAAGACAAGAAAGAAACCAAGAAGAAGAAGACCAAGAGCGAAAAGCCGTCCATGTACGAAGAGGCTGAAGGCAACTAATGAAACTCATCACCGAAACAACCCAGAGTGAAATTCAAGTCTTGACCGAAGAAAAGAACGGTCAGAAGAATTATTTCATTAAGGGTGTATTCATGGAATCGGATACCAAGAACCGTAACGGTCGTGTGTATCCTGGGGCTATTATGGACAAGGAAATCGGTCGCTACAATAACGAGTATGTAAAGCAGAACCGTGCTATGGGTGAACTTGGGCATCCCGAAGGCCCAACCGTGAACCTAGAGCGCGTGTCGCACATCATCAAGAATCTGTCCGTGGACGGCAAGCAGATTATTGGTGAAGCCAAGATCATGGACACCCCCTACGGCAAGATTGTAAAGAATCTGATTGACGAAGGAGCCAAACTAGGCGTTTCGTCCCGTGGCATGGGTAGCCTAAAGGAACAGGATGGAGTCAATGTGGTGCAAGAGGACTTCATGCTTGCAGCAGTAGATGTGGTGGCTGATCCCTCCGCACCTAATGCGTTTGTGAACGGTATCATGGAAGGCAAGGAATGGATTTGGGATAATGGGGTTCTCAAGCCCGTAGTTATTGAGCAGTACAAGAAGGTAATCAAAAATACCCCGTCCCGCAAACTAGAAGAGCAGGCAATGAACCTGTTCAAAGACTTCATCTCAAGACTCTGAAGCGTCTACATATATTCTAAAGGAGAACTCCAGTCATGGCTAACGAAAAGATCGAAGATGTCATCAAGAAGGTAATTCTAGGGGAAGGCTTCCTTGTAGAAAACCCTGAACCCACCGAAGACGAACCCACCGAGGCTACCGAAGCCGAGGAAGAGGGCTACGAGCAGGAAGTGGTTGAGGAGGAAGTGGAAGACCTAGACGAAGCCAAGGACGAAGAGGAGTCCGAGGAAGAAGAAGACGAAGAGGAAGAAGACGAGGACGAAGAGGAAGACGAGAAGCCGTCCAAGAAGTCCATGAAGGAAGCCGCTTCTGACTACTCTGACACCAAGATTACCCACGATGTAAACAAGAAGGGTGCCAAGATTGCCGAGCCGCACAACGCTAACGCTGGCAAGAACATGGGCACCATCAAGGCCAAGCCAAGCGCAGCCAGTAGCAAGGTAGAGAAGCCGTCCATGAAGGAGAGCATTGAAACCTTGTTCGCTGGCAAGGAACTAAGCGAAGACTTCAAGACTGAAGCCGCCACCTTGTTTGAGGCTCACCTTGCGTCTCGTACCAACGAGATTGAGGAAGAGATTCAAGCCAAGTATGAGACTCTGCTAGAAGAGCACACCCTCGCCGTCACCGAAGAAATGGTTGAGCGTATTGACGAGTACCTCAACTATGTGGTGGAAGAGTGGATGCAGGAGAACCGTTTGGCTGTCAGCAACGGTCTTCGCACCGAAATCGCTGAGGGATTCATTGAGCGTCTCAAGGGCGTGTTTGCCGAGTCGTACATTGAAATTCCCGAAGAGAAACTTGATCTGTTTGAGTCCACTGTTGAGGACTACGAGAGCCTCAAGAGTGAACTAGACGGTCAGGTTGCCAAGAACATGGAGATCAACGAAGAGTGCGAACAACTCCGTTGCGAACTCCTGTTCCGCGAAATGGCTGAAGGTCTAACTGACACCGAGACTCAGAAACTCCGCGAACTCGCTGAGAGCGTGGAATTTGATTCTGTGGAGCAGTTTGCCGAGAAACTCGCTGTTCTCCGCGAGAACATTGAGAAACTTGGAACCGTAACCGAAACCGCTACCGAAGAGGAGTCTCTTGAAGAGTCTTACGAGGAAGGTTCCGAAACAGAGGCTTCTCCGCTCATGGAGGCTTACCTCAAGTCCATGAGCAAGAGCAAGGAATAATTTCACTTTTTTCTTAACACTTTCCAGTCAATTCCGACTGTTAAACAACCAAAGGAGACACTACGATGGAAAACAAGATGCTAACCGAACAGGCTCTCCGTAAGTGGAAGCCCGTTCTAGATCACGCCGACATGGCTGCGATCACCGATCCGCACCGCCGTGCGGTAACTGCCACTCTCCTAGAGAATCAGGAGCAAGCAGTTCGTCAGCAGATGCTAGCCGAAGGCCCTGCCAATGTTGCTGGTACTGGTATGTCGCCTGTTGTTGGCAGCGAAGGCAACATCAAGGGCTACGATCCAATTCTCATTCAGTTGGTTCGTCGCGCCATGCCCAACCTAATGGCTTACGACATCTGTGGCGTTCAGGCTATGTCTGCTCCCACAGGTCTAATCTTCGCCATGCGTAGCAAGTACGCAACCAAGGACAGCAGCACTCACGGAGCAGAAGCCCTGTTCAATGAGCCTGATTCTGCATTCGCAGGCGGCACTGCTGCACAGAACTTCAGTGGTCACACTGGTGGTGCTGGTGCAACTGGTGCAACTGGTGGTCTAGGTGGAACCTTTGGATTCGTTGATCCATTCCTTGGTTATCCAAACATTGGCGATCCAACCAGCAATACTGGTATGACCCAAGGTGTTGGTATGAGCACTTCGTATGGCGAAGGCGTAACTCCCAATGAAATGGGCTTCAGCATTGAGCGTGTGGCTGTACAGGCTAACACTCGTGCTCTCGCTGCTGCATACAGCGTAGAACTCGCTCAAGACCTCAAGGCTGTTCACGGTCTAGACGCTGAAACTGAACTCGCTAACATTCTCAGCACAGAAATTCTGTCTGAAATCAACCGCGAAGTAGTTCGTAATGTCTATCGTACTGCTAAACTCGGTGCACAGCAGACCGACCTGTACTACAAGGCTGTTGGTGGTGGTCTAACCACTGGTGCAGGTGGCGTGGGTGGCGTATACGATCTTATTCAGGACTCTGACGGTCGTTGGAGTGCTGAGAAGTTCCGTGGACTCATGTTCCAGATTGAGCGTGAGTGCAACAAGATTGCCAAGGATACCCGTCGTGGCAAGGGCAACTTCATCATCTGCTCGGCAGATGTTGCAAGTGCTCTCGCAATGGGCGGTTTCCTCAACATCAGCCCTGCACTGAATGTCAGCCTTGATGTTGATGACACTGGCAACACCTTTGCTGGTACACTCAATGGCAAGATCAAGGTGTACATTGATCCGTACTCTGACAGCACTGCTGCTTCTAACGGCAACTTTGTCTGCGTCGGCTATAAGGGAACCAGCCCGTATGATGCGGGTCTGTTCTATTGCCCTTATGTCCCGCTACAGATGATGCGTGCAGTTGACACCAGCACCTTCCAGCCCAAGATTGCGTTCAAGACCCGCTACGGCATGGTTGCGAACCCCTTCGCTGAAGGCGTTAGTTCTGGTGCTGGTCGTCTAGCACCACGCACCAACCTTTACTACCGCATCTTCCGCGTAGACAACCTACACGGCGTTGCATCGTAATAGTTGAAGTAAACTAAAGACTTGGGGGAGAGGCTCAAACCTCTCCCCCTTTTCTTTTGGTGTCTAAATACTAGCACATGGCTAAAGGCGAACCATTCAATCTTTCAGAAATTGAGGCAGGGATTCTGTCCCGATACCCTCAATACATGAATCCGCTGCTACCCACCTACTATCGGTTCAGCATCGCCAAACTGCCAAAGGTTTCGTATTTCTGCCAAAGTGTGTCACTACCCACCGTGACCATGAGCGAAGTCATAATGCCCACTCCGTTTCAGCAGATATCCCGCCCGTCCAAACTAGATTTTGATGAACTCAATCTAGGATTTGTGATTGACGAAAACATGGGCAACTACCTTGAAATATTCAATTGGCTACGGTCAATGACAAATGTGGAAGACTATCAAGAGTTCAAGCCGTCAAATACTCATGTAACCACAGCCAACCTTGTGATCCTGAATTCTACAAAGAACCCTAAACTGAACATAACCTTTCACGACATCTATCCACGCATACTGTCTTCCGTTGATTTTAGTTCAACTGTAATTGACCCCGAGCCGTTTATTGCAAACTGTACTTTCAAGTATCGCAGTTTTGATATACAGGTTCTCTAATATTTTAGATAAACATTCCCGCTTGACATCTATTGAATCGCGTGTATACTCCTCCGATGGAGATTTGTTTATGACCCTAGACGACATTCGCAAGGAGTTGGAACGGGACACCCGTATTGACGATTCGGCGTTGGATGCCGAGTCGCTACGCATTCCTCAACTCCACAATAAGTACCTGAACTTCCTAATGGAAGAGCGGCTATGTTTGGCTCGTTACGAAAACGATGTGGCTGTGGCTCTTCGTGACAAGTGGGAGTACTACACAGGTAAGATGAGTGAAGAAGAATTGCAGAAGCGAGGATGGGAGCCGTTCGCTCTAAAGATTCTCCGCAACGATTTGGATATGTACCTGAACGCTGACCCTGATATTGTCAAGACGCGGCAAAAGGTGTACTACCAAAAGGAAAAGATTGGACTACTTGAAGAAATTGTCAAGGAGTTGAACAATCGCCATTGGAAGATTCGTAATGCTATTGAGTGGAGAAAGTTTGTTAATGGACAGTAATCTGCTTCGTGAAGACATGAGCAATTGGTGGATTGACCGCATGTACCTACAGGATGTGTGGGGGGTTGCTGCCAAGCATTCCACAGATCCACGCACACAGGTGGGTGC